CTATAGGGGTGTTTCGTGAATGAGGCGCGTTATATACTTTAAGGTAAAAACTAGTGGATCCGCTAGCTGGAAGAATGCCATTAGTTCGGTCGGTACTAATATCTGTTACAGGAAATTTAATTAAAATTCTCGATAATTCTTGGGAGCTAGTTGTTTCTCGACCATAAATCGAAAATGTTTCTAAAACGTCTGCGGCGCCAGCATTTGCCCCGGTACCACGTGTTTGTAAGTTTAACTGAAAGGCATTGACGATTGTATTATCGGCACTGGCTGTATATCTAATTAACATTATCTGATCTTACCCTTGATGTCAACATCAACAAACTTAACTTCAAATATTGCATTTTTTGGACACATCAACAAACTACCCTCGGGCGAAAAATTCTTATTTATTGAAAATCGCACATTAGAATATTGAGCGCCAGTTTTGTTAAAAATCTTAACGTTCGTTACATCTAAAACGTTGGTCAATTTTTTAAGTTCAGAATATACGTCACTTATTTGAAAGTGTTCTCCAATATAAAAGTCGCTTGCATAATGACGTTGCAGAATAGTAATTGCAGCTGCAAGTACGCCGTCTGCATTTGCTGATGGCATTGTAGTGATTACAAACTCAATTCCCAAGTTAATAATATAAGGATCTAAGATATCGATAGTATCATTAACCATTCTATACTGATTTAGCCATGTCTTTAAATTACTTTTAATGGCCGCATTGGTTTGTATTAATTTTCCAAATGAATCTTCAGAAATTACATACATGTTTAAGTTTCTCTTAAGAGAGTCTGGATCTTTTTGCACAGAACATTTTTTAACAGAACCAAATTTCCCCGGCATTCTATATGCAATGTTTTCATAATCTGCTTGTGTAACCGCTCTATTTTGTGTTGGGAATGTATCAAAGATTCTCTGTTTCACTTCTGCAGAAGAAGGATAAGTAACATCTCCAACAATCGGCTTTTCATTAGTCGCCTCTATAGAAGCTATTACTGTATTGAGAGTGGAAGTAGATAGGTTTTCTCTATTTTTAAATTCTACAATCGGAGATGCTACCGCATTAATAGAACCAACTGCCGAATTGGAATTCATCGGATTTGTAGTTCTATATGCAACAGTAAGTTTAGTATTTACCGGTACCACTCCATAATTGGTATTCTTCGATAATCTTGTCGGATCAAATGTAGTATTAGTTACATAATCTTTTCCGAAAATATCAAGAGCCACAGCTTGAGGCTCTGCTATGATTTCAGTAGTTGATTGTTCGCCGCTGCCAAATTGAAGAGATACAGTGTCCCCGCCTCTTACAACAACAAATTTTCTAGAAACCAGCATTGGCTTAATTATGGAAGGAACATTGTCGTTTTTAAAATTATTGTTGGGTATTTCTTGGTATACAATATCTTGAGAAAGATTTTCTACCTCAAAATATTTATTGCCTTCAGTGTCTGTTACTGAAATAACTTCTGAAATATTATTTGATTTAAGAGATATTCTTTTATATTTTTCATAAGCTCCTATAGTAATCTGCTGTTGGCCAAATCTTCCTGATACAACATTTCCATAAGCTTTTATAGCATAATGAGTTGGCGTGCCGGTGGCATCGCTTATCTTCGATACAATTATAGGATTTTGTGGCTGATTAAGATCTACATTTTCAGTCAAAATGAAATTAAGGCCTTGTTTCGATTTAAAGCGAGTGCCTCTTTTCAAAATTGGAATATAGTTTAGATCGGGGCCTAGGCCTGTGGTATCGGCCGGGATTTCCACAAATATGGCCACTTCGCCATACGTTGAGGGCCGGCCAGGATTTTTATATCCTAGGATCCTTCCGTGACGAGTGATATTATTTAAACTATATGAGGTATCTAAAAACGATTCATTAACATTATAATCTAAATAAAATGATAGCTGATCTCCAACATATGCTACCGCATCAAGCATTAAAGAGCCGAAAGATGCTTCACTAAAATCTTGAAAAGTATCAGGATAGAATCTTTCAGCGATCTGTTGCAGGTCGTTTCTAATTGAGTCAAATTCTCTATTAGTATAATTTATCGGTAAGATCTTCTTATCATTTTTGGGCATTTATATGGATATCCTTCAAATTAAATAGTTATTTCTAACAAATCGTTAATACCAATATCTGGAATTTGATAAGTTAAAACTACACGGATGGAGTTTGTGTCGGGAGAAGAATCAAATTGTAAATCTTCTATAGTAACAATAGGAAGATATAATTGAATTTGTTTGTTTAATCTGGTTTGAATTTTGCCGGGGACATTTTCTGTATAATTTAAGAATAAGAGCCTCCTTATCCCAACTCCAAAGTTAGGTTCCATAACTCTTTCACCCGGATCGGTGAGAATTAACATTTTTAAATTTTGCTTTACCATCTGACGAATAGTTGTGATCATGGTGAACCCATCACCATCATCATATGTAATTGGTAATTTTATTCCGATCGAAGACATGTTTTAGTACCTCTTGTAATTATCAAATAATTTATTTTTTACACAATTCGCCTGAAGAATCAAACGGATTAGTTCTAGTTTGCTTTCTGCGCCATCGAGGCAATATCGCTTTAGCTAGATTTGGTCGGATTCTCCCTTTAAGTTCGCTAATAGTAAATTCAACTGGATCAAAGTCAAACATAGATTCAAAATTTGATTCAAAATCTCTTGAATTATAGAATCCCCTAAATAAGGATTTAATTCTTGCTTTAGAATTTCTTAGAAGCTCTTGGTCCCAATTATCCCATTCAAGAACTCCGAGGCCTTGTAAAAATCCCGGACTTCTGTCATCTGCGGATGCCCAGCCTTCTTTGCTGGAGGAATAATCAGGAATTCCGTCTGTGAACGTGATTTTCATGCCGGGCTTTGCTTCAAATGTTGCGGCATCATCGTTAACATACTCTCCGGTCTCTACAGTTACTTCGCCGATAGAAGGTAAAAAAGCCATATCATTATAAATAGCCGCCAGAGATAATAGCTTGCTTGTAGGAACAATATAACGTGCCGCTAGTTTAAATTTCTCATCTTCTTTCAACATTTTTAATAAACATAATAATTCTTTTGAATTTGCCTGAACTGGAACAAAAGCCTGAATTTCATAATCTAAAGCATCTATTTCAACAGATGTTATTTCAAACTTCTGTCCGTCAACAAGAGCGGAAAATTGCAAACCATGACGTACTCCTAGCTCTCCTTTAATCCCCACCGGCTCATCAGTTGGTTCTTCTCGCGTTGCAGCAGATTTAGATGCCTCTTGGGAAATATCGCCTAGAGCATAAACCACTTCTAAGGTACCAGGATAAACATCTGAAATATTAAGCGTTGGTGAGTTTGATTTAATAATCTCGGAGCCTTCTTCTATCCCATATTTTATACCATTAATATTGATATATTTTTCTATAACAAAAGGCTTTTGCGAACTAAATAGTTCTTCGATATCAATACCAAAAGTCGCCAATACTTGTTCAAAAGCAGCAATTGCCGTATCTAACGCCGTTTGTAATGTCGCGTCGAGAGGGCTTGCAGCTACGGCAACTTCGGCTATATTGATTGCTTCTTTCGCGATATCGATCGCCACCTGAGCCGAGGTGGAAATTTGTTCATAGGCCGGTTCATAATTGTATGATTCAACATCACCAATCGGTATTATCATTCTGCTAATATTGTGTATATGAGGGCCCACTCCATCATTCCCATAAATATCCTTACAATCCGGATAACAGTCAGATTGTGATGTTTGAACTGCCCAGTTAATAACTTGATGTTTGTGTTTTATTCTCGAATCTGTTGGAGAATAAGCAGTATAAGCCCAACCATTTCCCTCTACATCAACTTCATATGCATGAGTGTGATTTGCCACATTAGAAGTTGTTCCATACGATGGGCCGCTCGGCTCTTCTTCCATGACAGCAACAATCTCTTTATCTAAATCTAGGTCAATGCCGCCATTTGTAAATTGTGTTAATATAAAATAGTCTATGTCAGTATATTTGGGAACAATATTAATGGCCTCCAAGTTTTCAATAAATTTATCAGCCATATATTGAAGCTCAGTCTTAACCATTTCTTTCAATACAATCTTGGCCTCGTCCTCGGTTGCTTTAATCGCTTCAAAATTTAATCTTTCTTTATATTGTTTATATGTTTCAAAATTATCTGCGAATACCTTTATGGATGCTGCAGCGCCGGCGCCGGGAATAGGAAGTGCGGCCCCCATAATAGCAGCTGCTGCGGCTTTTTTAAGATCGCTTCCTAAGTTTTGTGAATTCTTCCAATTTTCTTTGGTTGGATAGCTATATCTTGCTTGCATCTCATTGATATTATTAATAGCGTTTAAAACGGAATTAGGAGGATCAACTATTTTACCTTCATCCACTAATCTTCCGTAGGTCTGTACTGCTTGTTCCAAAAAAGAATACCAAAATTCTTCATCTTTAAAGGGGTTAAATCTCTCCCAAAATGCACTCTGAACGTCTTTGAATGCAGCTTCTATATTTTCAACAATATATTGGGGATATATCGAACTGTATACATTATCAAAATCAGGCTTAAAAATAGTAAATGCCGCCATTGTTTTGATAAAATGAATGCTTGCATAAATCCTACAAGCTGCCGTAATCACTCCTTGAATTCCTGCGGCACTATATCTCTCTAAAATTCTATTATATGGCAATTCAACAGCACAATCCGAATCAAATTTTAATCTTTCGTCGGCTGGAATATTATTATACGTTTCTTCAATTTGTTCGCTAATCTCGCCAAAGTCGATCAAATCTGTCTTAGAGGGTTTACAGGGACTCAGTTCGGGAAACATTATATCGATCAAACCAAGCCATCCTTCGTTCTGCAGTGGCTTTATATATACAGGAGGATTTACATAATTTCCTCCAAATTGAGCCGGATCGAGATAAAAAACCCTTATGTCTTCTGTATTTGTAGCCTCATATTGATTTCTGCTAATTCCCAACACCGCATCGTCATTTGTAAGAGATTCGCCATTGAGTGTTGCATCACTGTACAAAGTGCCGCCAGGGCTATCGGTCTGACCTCCTTGAACTACATAGTCGCCGGCTTCTTCTGTTAAATCATCGTATTTGGCGCCATATAAAAAGGCATTTTCATTATCTGCTATTTCTTCTACTATTTTTGCAAACACTATATCTAGCGTATCATTATAAAAGCTTTTAAGATCTTCAAGTGCGCCGGTATAACCTTGCTGGGTCAACATTTCATGTAATAAAACTAGCTGAGGGATGTAATCTGATTTTCTATGAAAGCTCTTCTGAAAATCTGGATAATCGTCTAAAGATAACAAACTAAAGGTATCATCAACCGCTAAAAACTCAAATTCTCTTTCTTTTTGAATTGATGGAGTTCTCAAAGATCTTGCAGCTTTTTTTTCGTCTCTAGTCATTGATTTTCTATCAGCCCGAGTAATATCTGCACCAAAATTTAAAAGATTAGTGATGTTAATGCGCACGGTGTCTGCAGGAATATTATTTATGGCAAGCTGTCCTTCACTTATTTTCTCTTCTTTCATTTCAGATAAAAATAATTTCATATTAAAACCATAAAGATAAGTTGAACCTTCATGAAATACTTTGCCCTTATTATTATCTCTAAATTGTAATTCTATGTCGGGTGTAGCTTTTCGACCTTCTCTGATAAAGTCAACTGTCTCATTTTCAGGTCTGACTACCGCGCTGGTTTCATATCCAAAATCGGGCAATGTAAGCACATCTACTCCACCATATAAACTTAAACCCAATTCTTGAAATGTTTTAGTTATTGTTTTCTTGTCGGCAAATTCGTTATTAGTGTTGAATGTGGTATCCAATCCCTGCATTTGATATCGCATCCATTCTGCTATATAAAGTGGAAATTGGCCTTCTTGGTCTTCGGGATCGGTGTTCGTAACAAAATCAACATAGTTTTTTCTATTGAAAGCTTTTCGATAGTGAGCAGTTAGTGGTGTTCCCAGCGTATCGCACAATATCATGTTTAAAATACCCCAGTTTTTTTCGCCTGGACCATTACCCAGCATATCAGTTGAAAAGTCCATAAACACTTGCTTTAAAGTCATTCCGAGAGATTTGT